CGATATACGTGACCAGCTACGCCTTTCCCTTAAGAAAGGCGCTGCTGACGTATAAAGGTCGGTCGATAGAGTGGTTACACTCTAGCCCAGGTACGCTTCAAGCGATTGCGGCGTACCAACGCATAGACCCCACCAAACGAACCATACTGCGTAGATAATCTACGGAGCCATTCAGAATAACCATCATATTTTGTCTTGACCTTTTTAGGGACAGACTCATACGTGGAAAACTCGAGAACATGTAAATGCCTATTAAAGCGTTTCCATATTTTTGGAGAATTTTTCTGTTTAGCTGGTTCATGACAGACATATGCAGCCCCATGACTAGTAGACACATAGCTGCCGTTTCCGGCAACCTCGTATCTATTCGTATAAGGAATTTCTCCATACCTTTCGGTAAGGAGAGATTGCACGTACTCTGCCAGTTGGAAGTGCCCTAAGCCATACATTGCGTTATAAAGCGCTACGTATGACATCAGGCACTTAGGATCGTTCGTGCGACGATGAGACCATATGGTCTTTATCTTGACGGGCGTGATATCGATGCCTTCATAAGCATCGCACCCACACGACTCCCTAAAGGAGCGCGCCACACAGCACTTCCCATCGTTGAACATAAGTCCAACTCTAGGAAACAACTGTAGTAGAACCGGATAGACTTCCCGGTCCACAATGAGGTCATCGCCGTAAACATATACGCATTTCCTGGCTTCACGCCAAGATTTGCCTGTCTGTTTAATTGCACTGACGGCCAATGCATAGAAGACGAGACTCTCCACGGGGAAGCATAAACTGCTACCCATTGGAGCGAATTTCTTCATTTCAATGATCCGTCCATCAGGAAGCACAGTGTGACTACTCCTAGTCGCCAGTAAGGCTTCTAAGAGTAGCGGATGTCCGTTGAATAGTCGCTTGACTAATTCTGTTGACACCCTATCACTTGCTTCCTTCATGTCAAGTGTGACCCACCGTCCAGTGCGAGAGCCTTCAAGGGCAAGTCTCCGATTGGTTAGTTGACACGTAAAATTTACGTGTCCTCTAGTCCAATGAGAGGCTTCTAAGTGCTGCTGAAAAGCAACACCTAATCCTTGTTGGATCCACTGAACTTCTAATGGTTCACATGAGATAAGCCGAGGACCGCGCGAGTCTTTAGGTACCAAAACCACTTTAGCAAGTGGCGTAGGTATCTCTTTAAGGTCGCGCTGATCTTCGACATAGGATGCGGCAATGTGAGACGCATTGAAACGGTACCACCCCATAAAAGGGTATACAGCTTCAATACTTGAGTATATTCTCTTGAAGTTTGACTTCTCGAGGACGCACTCTCCCGTTGCAACGCTACCTGGACCATGCTTCGGAGTAATCCGTTGCGGGTCCAGCGAACAGACAGCGCGCGTGACAAAGTCACGTGCCTGGCTGATCCAATCAGAACTGAATTCGGCTTCGGGCACTTGCCCGAGGTCTTCTTCAGTTTGAATGAAGGCATTGATGACTTTCTCAGTCTCTTTGTCTTCATATGGCATCTCCAGCTTGTATAGTAAATATACGAGCTGCCTGAAGTGCTTCAATGCTATGGGATCGGGCTGATCAAGCTCGAATCCAGATGAATTGAACACCTTGCTAAGTAACCACCCAAATAATTTGGGGATTACACTGTTGGGAGATTTTGTCAATCCCACAACAGAGAGCGCAGTGCCCTTCGATAAAGCAGTATCAACTGCTTTACCAAACCTCGGAAAACATTTCGTTAAAAACGAAATGCCTTCTCTGGAAAAGCGAAACTCAATTTTTTGAATTTCAACTTTCTGGAGCTTCGAGCTGACACCATAGCATAGAGCTATATCACGATACAGAGCTACGACCATACCACAATATATATTGTGGCTGCTATTATTACACGCCATAATGGTGGTGTATCAATAACACAATGGATAGTCTATACCGTGATCGCGCAGTCTACGGCTCCCCTGCCAAAAGGCGAGGGATGGCCAAGAGATCAGTCGGAGCAACCAAACCCATACTCGTAGCGTTTTCGCTATAACGAATGAAGTTGATAAGCTCCGTAACGATTTCTTGGACTTCAGCCACAGTCACCTGGTCCGTGGGTACGGACAAGGTGAGTTGAGCATAAGCCTTCACTGTCTTCCCGGATCCTTCGAGAGTTTTCTCACGGAGGATACGGACGTTGCTCCGCTTAGTGGTAAAACCAGGATTCTCATTCGACTCAGTTTGAGCGATTGAGAGCTGTTCATTACCAGTAGCGTCCGCTCGAGAAGAGCGGCCGTCACCCAAGTTAATGATGGAAGTGTCGAAACCGACACCGTCACCATACTGTTTGACGAGAATCACGGTGTTATTAAACATTGTGTTTCTATGGAGTAACTGCGTTACGAGATATGATCAGAAATGCCCTTTACGAGGATGAGTACGTTTGTACTCATACAAATATTGGGCATGACGATAAGCAAGGTAAGCCCTCTCAACCTTTCGGATGAGACGCTTAAATTGCCTAGATCGATATCCAGCTTCACGTTGGACCCTACGCGCTGATGCGAGTAGGTTCTCCCAACGTTGCTTGGCCTGTGCGACCCAGCGTGGCAACTGATCGATCTTTTGGATGGCAAGGGCGAGCGCATTTAATATGCGCTTAACCTTCCAGCCATCTTTTGAGATCGCCAGGTTTACTGTCGAGAGAGTTGGCATTTCAGCCCTCTCTCTAAGGTAATACGTGGTGGCATCTGAGAAGACGAGTTCCTGTTGAGGAACTGTCCAATTAGAAGGCACATCCCGAATCCACGTAACTGATCGTCGGAGTTCGACTCTGCCAGAACGGCAGAATTCGAGCAACCTGACATCACAGAGTCGCCAATCGATTGTAGCGTACTGATGAAGCCATTCACTAACGTTGATAAACCAATCAACGCAGAATGAAAGTGGGATTGCATCCCAAACAATTCCAGCATCGGGTTTAACACCGAGGCTAGAGCTCAACTGTACCAATCGGGACAACATGGTCTTAACTTCAGGACATAAAACTCTATAGTTTAATGTCCCGTGCACTTCTGAGAGCAACTCATAACTTACCTTAAAGTAAGAATTAGTTGCTTCAAAGATTGGTGCCGGAATTAATTCCGAAGACCAAGAACGCTGGTACTCGGGCACAACTGAACGTTGTGCGCGAATACGAGAAGCGTCCCCGAGATACCTATCTGCGCGTTCCTTCCATCCTTGGATGATAAGGAATAGTTTCTTCGCATCAGCGAGGAATAGTTTGACACCAAACTCAAGTGACAATCGTTCGTTCGCCAAGGCTTTCGCCTTGACGCCGAGCGACTCGTTGTGTGATATTAAATCATGCCAACGATCGGCCAACTTCCCGCGAGAGAAGTGGTCGTGAAACATGCGTATGGAGTCTTTCCATTCATAAAGGAAGTTCAATAAGCTAAACCCATTATCTAGGTCTAACTTAGGGCCCTTCCAGTTACCAGAGAAGACTTCAGGATAATTAAACAGCGACCGAAGGGTAACCTCCGGTTTCAGTTCAATCTTCATGAAGTCAGGTCGGTGAATTAAAAACTCATCAAACACACACATTGCAGGAATCATGTGATACCGTATGTCAAACGGTAAAGCAGGAACCTGATGTGTGATGTATGGTTGAGAATAATTCGGGCGAATAGAAGGCACAATACCATGAATGGTACTGCGATACTTCCAATGCTTCACGTAGTGGTTAACTACGTCCGACTCATCAGGATCATCAGTGATAACACTGAATTTCCTGATCGGTTCAGGCGCAACATCAACCGTATGCTGGGATACAATAGCGCCGACGCTATCGTAGATCAGGTACGGAAGATTTTCACGCTTGAACGGTGACTCTTCTCTAATGATGCGTTTTCTATGCATTATGGTGATCAAGTCTCC